TTGTAGCAGAGCCCGCCCGGAGTCGCGGGCAAATACACTTCCGGCTTGTTGGTACCCGACGCGCCGCAAGATGCGTTGACCGCCGCCTGAATCGCCGCGGTGTCGTCGCTCACCCCGTCGCCTTTGGCAAGATAGGGCGGCGCCTTAACGTTGATCGCTCCATTTAAGTGCCCGCTGATGTTCGCGCTCTCGTCGACGACGGTGAAGGGCGCGGTCGCGCCGTTGCCGACCGCGATACCATTGCCGGGCACCAGCAACTCGCGATATTGGGGATCGCCCGGCTGGTCGGTCTTGACGCTGGATGCCGCGATGATGTTGTGGCCGTTGGCATTGAGGTCCTGCTCGAGCGCACCGATGGCGCAGCTCCAGACCCCGCGCGCGCCTTTCGCCCACGCTCCGGCGCCGCCGGCGCTGCACGGCGCCGTCGCCTTGCAATCCTTGCACCACAACAGCAGCCCATCCTGCTCGGCAGGCAGGCTCGCAAAGGTCAGACCGGCAAACTGCGGCGCGATCGGTTGAGCGCCCGAGAAGCGCTGATTGATCGCCTGCCGGAAGTTGAACCCGGCGCCGATGCCGGTGAAGTTTGGAATCGACTGGTATTGCGCCGCCGCCGCCCCGGCCATCGCGGCCAGTATCACGAGTGAGCGCAGGAACATTTTCGATAGCGATTTGTGCATGATGTAAGTCCGTCAGAATCCGATTGCCAGCCAGGAGAACCCGTTGCTCAACTCGCCCGCGTATGGCGGCGTGGTCGGGTCGCCGGGGAGGTTGCCGGGAACGTCGAGCACGAAAATCGCGCCGAAAACGCCGTGACTGATGACCGAGGCGACGGTGTTGCGCCCGTGGGTTTGGTAATAGACGTTGGTCGCCAGCGGCGGCAGCAGGATCGCGTTGGGAAATGGGATCGGCCAGCTCACCGTGAATTGCGTGTCGTTGAGGATGGCCTGCTGCGAGAGCGCGTAGTAACCCCACTGGATGATCGCGATCGCCGAACCGCGGCTCACGTCAGTCAGCGGGATTTTCAGATAGCCTGCGGTCTTAAGTGAGCCGGTGAAGCCGGCGACGAAGCTCTGCAGCGCGCCGATGTTCGCGATGTTGGTATTCTGCCGTCCGTAGAGAAATGCCGTGCGGTTGGCGAGCTGCTGATGGGGTTCATTGCTCACTCCAATACCGCTGAAGCTCGCGCCGGTGCCTGCACCTTCGACCGGATCGGTTTGCTGGATCTCGTAGATCTCGTTGGCGGTATATTCCGCACTATCGATAAGCGTTGCCATCATTTACCTCAGTAGTTGTTCAGAACGTGAAGGTCCAGGTGCCCTGGTAATTCGCCGTGCCGTTGAAAGCGAATGCCGGCACCACCGCGTGCGCCAGCATCGGAGCCGGTGCGGTATGCAGCGCGACCAGGGTCCAGACTACGCCGCCGTCAGTGGTGGTGGCGCCGAGCGCCGTCGCCCACGTCGGCGCCGCCGAACCGCTGGTGCCCGCTGTCGTACAGCGTTGGATATTGCCGTTGGCGTCGACGATCAAATTGCCGGCCGCCCACGCCGTTGAGGCCGCCCACACTGGATTCGCTGTGCCTAGCGCGGCCGGCATCGCGGCCGCCGCCCCGTTGGCGAAGAGGCCCACCTCCTGCACGGTCATACCGAGCGCGCCGAAGTCGGCGGTCGCCGTCAGCGCGTAATTGAATTGCACGCTGCCGGCATTGGGAAAAGTATGCGTGCCCACCGCGTTATAGTATTTCGGCGAGGTGCCCAAGTCGGTATCGTTCACGGTCGGCGCCGCGCCCCCAGAGCCGAAGCCGACCGCCAGTGCGTATTGGCCCGACGTGACGCCGGCCATCAGGCTGGCCAGCGCTGGCAGCCCGGCGTTGACGAACAGGTTGCGGCATTCCCATACCAGCGCGCCGCGCCTGAAGATTCTGACTATTCCTTTTGGCCGTTTCACCATTGCTTTACCCGTTTGCCGAAATAGGCACTCCGTTGGCGACCACGCCCGAGTCGGCCACTGCCGGCTCGTGTGCGCCGTATGTTATCCCGATATGGTAGTAATGCCGGTTGTAGACCGGCGCGATTACTCGCCGGTCCGCTAGCGGCGCGATTGGCGCGGTCAGCAGGTCGCTCGGCGCAGGCGCGTGGTCGACCGCGCCGGTGAAGTCGCTCGGTGCCGGTGCCGCGTCGACGAGTGGCGCTGCCTCGAACACCAGCGCATCGAGCCAGCTACGCATGGGCTTAAAGAAGTTCACCGCGGCTACAATTCGCGCCGCGTCGTTCATACCGACCACTTGTCCGACTCCCAGATTCACCACCACCCGAAATATCGCCCAGCCCTCTGAAGACGGCCACGCACTGCCGCCCCAGCTCGCCTGTCCCTCCAGAAAGGCGACGCTGGACCAGCCGAGCGCGCCCAGCGCCTGCCTGATTGAATAGGGTGTGCCATGCACACGATGCAGCGGGATGGCGGCCTGCAGCAGCGCGCGCCACGAATCGAAGTCGGTCGGCCCGGCGCTGCCCGACGACGACAGCAAGGTGTCGATATCGGTTAGCGAGTCGACGTCGGTCAGCGCGTCGATGCTCTCGCCCGAGGTAGTCGCCGCGAGCTGCCACTGCGGATCGAGCATGTCGAACTGCCAGGCCAGGAAGATCAGCGCCGAATCCGGAGCCGAGGCGAGCCGATAGATCAGCAATGGCGTCAGGTCGAGCGCATCGAGCCGCTCGATCGTCGCCAATAGCGATTGCGAACGCAAATCGTTTATCGAGGGCGGTAGCTGGAGCTGCGCCATCAGTCCACCAGCATTTCCGGCGCCGCCGTGCCGCCGTCGCGCGATTGTCTACCGCCGCTACGCTGCGCCTCGGTTGCGCAATACATGTGGGGCTCAGGTTCCGGCTCAGGAATTGGCTTGGCGATGTCGAATCGCGCGATCAGCTCGTCAGCCTCCACCGCACTGCGCTTGTGATCCGCGATAAGATGCGCGCGCACCGCGTCCGCCATGCACAAGTCGCCCCGGCATAACGGGCAAAACTGTCTGGCCGCGGCACCCATCACGAATGCTCCGTGGCGATCGCCTGCGCCAGTGTGATCGCGGTGCAATTGGCCCATTGTCCCACACTGAGCTGGGTATACGACGGCTGCGTCAGCACGACCTGGTAGACGCCGGGGACCGAGAGCGCCGCCACAATCTCGCTCGGCACGATGTCGCGCTGGATGCGAGCGGCCAGGTTGAGCGCGATGTCCTGTGCGGCGGCGTTGACCGCGGCCATGGTCGAAATCGGTTCGGCGTCGGCGAACAGAGTGACCGTGCCCGCAATCTGGTAGTCGATCTCGCTCACCGCGAGCGCGCTCACCGTGTCGGTGAGCGGCCGCACGTTGTCGGCTCCCAGCGCCTGCAGCACTTTGGCGAGCAGCGCGGAGTTCGCCACGCCCGCATTGTTGGGCGACGCCGCCGGCTGCGCAGCGATTGGTCCGGTCAGGATGTATACCTGTACCGTGCCGGGCATGGGCGACGTCACGCTCACGTCGATAATCGAGGGATCTACACCGAGCGCGAAGAAGCGGTACGCGCCCGCCGGGCCCGCCACACTGAACTGGTTGGGCGCGGCCTGGATGCGGGTGCGCAGATGGTCGTCGGTCTCGGGCGCCGAGCCTCCGCCGCTTGTGATGGAGTTAGTCACCGACGCGATTAGCACGTTGGGGTTGAGCAGCACGTTGATCTGGCCCGGTAGATAGCCATTCGCGTTGGGACCGGGAGCGGTGCAGGTCGCCGTGACGCTCGCGACCGTCGTCGCGGCCGGCACGATGAGGTCCGCGTTGGTGGCGAAAGCGAATTCGCCGTCGGCGGTGCCAGCCCGCGTGCCGGCGGGGATGGTATATGGAAGCGTCAGCGCGTTTTGCAGATTGAACTGCAGCGTCGTCACCGCGCCCTGCGCACCGAGCCGCGTCACTCCAAGCAACTGCCCGAGGTAATCGATCATCGGAAAGACCGCGAAGGCGAGCAGGTTCTGCTGCCCGGCGTACTGGATCGCGTTGCGTACCAGGGACTCGCGATAAGCGTACAAGTTGATCAGCAGGCGTTCGACTTGCGCCGGTTGCAAGGTGCGGCCGGCGGCGGCCTGGAAGGCCGCGACCATGTCGGCCAGGATCAGGTTGGGGCGAGCCCATCGGCGTCATTGATGAACGTCGGCGGCGGCAGATTC